TAAGTTTGGATTGTTGTAACTGAAACGTCCAGTTACAGTTCCACCTTGATCGGATCTAATTTGATTGATCTCTGCATGAATACGACCTTTATGTGAGTGTTTTAATATGGTATCAATAAAAGTTGTATGTGATTTATTAATCTCTCTAGCACGTGCAATTTGTTGAACGATCGGATGTGGATGGTTTTGTAAAAAATTTTTAGTAAAAGAAGGAGCAGATGTTTTCGCAGTTACGTCATAAGGTAAATTTAGTTTTTCAAAAACTTTGGCAATTGATCTTGCAGCCCATATCTGAATGTCTATTCCTGTTTCTTTTTTTACTTTTAGTAATGCTGACTGTTCTTCTCCAACTAATTTTTTCTTTAATTGGTGAGCTGCTTCTGTATCTACACGCACACCTAAGAATCTCATATCAACGAGGCAAGGAAATAGTTCTGTCTCAAGGTCGAAGATAGATTGTACATCTTCATGTTCAATTTGTTTCTTCATCTCTTGCCATAATTTTAGAGTTAGCACCGCATCTTGCTCGGCATATTCGCCAACATACATTGCAGGTAGTTTATACATCTCTGCCTTGTGATCGATGCCCCAATGCGCTGCAGTTTCCTTCAATACAGCCTCATTTTTACCGATTCCGACGTAATCACGACCCAAACTACCTAAATCGTATCGAAAGCGATTCTCGTCCACGAGAGAGCCAGCAATCATGGTATCTACTATTCTACCATCTATTTTAAGGCCCATAGACCTAATCCAGCATACATCGTACATTGCATTGTGAAATATCTTAATTGCAGATGTTTTTAGTACATCGGTAAACCATTTTATGACCATATTTTTATCCATGTTACCACCACCTTCGTGTGCAATAGGATAATATCCAGACCAACCTTCAACAGCTACAGCTATTCCAACTACTGCACCATTACCAATAACTGAACCTGAACCTTTTGATTTTAAATCTGGGTCCTTGGTTTCTAAGTCAATTGCAATCTCATCATACTTTGATAAGTCTGGAAAAGATTCTGGCGGCAGCCACTCTGTCTGTGGTTTAAATATTGGTTTGTTTTGGTTCATAAATATGTTTACTCTCTATAGTCTTATTAAGTTTATCTTTATTACTAAATGCATATAAAGCCGCGTTATAGTCATGAGGAAATATTTCCCATGATAAATCTTCTAGTCCTAAATAAATTTCTAAATCAAATTTATATTTTTTATTAATACTAATAGTTTTTACAATCCTACTTGCTTTTGGCATTTTTCATATCTTTCAATTTTTTTATTTCTAAGTCACAATAGTGCTTGATCTTCTCCAGATCTTCTACACCATTTTTATGTAAATATCTACAAACATATTTCACAACGTTGCCCTGGAAAAAACTCAAGTCGTTTTTAGAAATAAATTCGTAGGGTTGAATGTGAAAGTCCTTGTAGTGACTCCCGCCTATTTGTCTGTCTTGAGGAAAAGCTTCCTCAAATATATCTTTGTTCGTCATAGATTGTATGCCTTTTTAGTTTGTGGTTCTATTATGTATAAGTTTTTTTCTGTTCTTGTGCAGGCAACATAAAATAATCTGTGTGTGTCATCTGGATTTTTGTCATAATCAATAAATGCTGCACCAGCCAAGTCTGTTGTTACAACTACATTTTCTCTTTCGTTACCTTTAACGCCATGTATAGTTGATATACTAATTCTAGGATCCTTATCTAAGTTTTCTCCTGAGTTAATTAATTTTTTTATTTTATAAATATCTTCATCTCCTACTTCATCTAATGCTTCATCCCACTCAGCTTCTGTTTTAAGTCCGTATTTTTCTTTCAATGTATCTATGTCATAGAAACCATCTTTAATTATTGTTTTAAATAACTTTGGATCCCAATTATCTTTGGTCATTTTTGCAGCGATCTTTTTAACATCATTATAATGTAAAGGTATACCTTTTCGTAAGTCATTCCATTTCAATATAATTTCATATATATTTTTTACTCTTGGAACTGCATGTCTTCGTTGCCAATATAATTCTTTTTCATCTAAAATTTTCCCAATATCTGATAACATATAGTTAGCTTGTGCCAATACCAACCATCTACCTGTTGAGAAATCTACTTCATGAAGATTACTGCAGTACCTAACAGATCCCTCTTGTTCTTTTGGTAACCATTCTTTGTCGACCCTATTTTTTACTTTTTTAATAATTTTATTTGCTAGTGCAAAAGGTTTTTGTGGCACCCTTCTTGATTGATCTAAAGTAGTTCTCTTACCTTCTAAATTTATAAATGTACTTACATGTGCACCATTCCATCTGTATATAGCCTGGTCATCATCACCTGCTATATATGAATCTTTTGCATTCTCTTCTATCTTCTTAACTAATCTCCATTGTACTAAACTTAAATCTTGTGCTTCATCAACAAACATAACTTTAAGATTTGGTGATTCATAATTTATCTTGACACCTGTTTCTTCATCAATGTAACCGTTAATAAAACGATCTAACATGTCTGGAAAATCTATAAGACCATGTTGTTTTTTATAACTTTCTAATTCTTCAACAATTATTTCTAATTTATTTAATGATATTTTAGAGTTGTTTGAAAGATGGTAAAATTTTATTGGATTTATTTCTTTACATCTTGCAAGATTTATCAACTGTATGTATGGATCTGTAGAATAAAACACACCATCATATTCTTCATCTTGTTTTTGATTAAAATCTAATTCTATTTCCATTTTTTCCGATAATTCTTTGTAATGCTTTGGTTGCATTACCTGGTTTTTAGTAACTCCTACTCGATGATAACAAAACGAATGTAGTGTTTGAAAATAGGGTATATCATCATAAGATAATTTAAATTTATCTACTGCTCTTTTTTTACCTTCTTGTGCAGCGTTCTTACTAAATGTAAAATAACCAATCTTATCTGGTGATGTATTAACTAGAAACTTTTCTATGTGTCCTAGCAAAGTGTGCGTTTTACCTGTACCTGGTGGTCCATATATTATTCTTCTCATCTTTTTATCTTATTTATGGTTTTTAAAATTAAATCTAAATTATTTTTTGATAAATACAGAACAGCTTTCACAGCTCCCTCTAAATTATCACCCAATTTACCTATTCCTTGATTGCACGCATAACAAATCCAACCTCTAAATAATTCTTTTTCATGTTCATGGTCTAATTGTAAAACCCCACTATTACTATATTTTTTCTTATTAGGAATTGCTTTTACTTTTACTCCACAGCACTCACAATTTTCTGGTTTAGGTGGCGCTGTCCTATATAATTTTTCTATTATTTTTCCATGTTTAGATTGACACTCTCTACATGCAGACCTTCTCATTTCGCCTCCAAAAGCAGTTGTAGACCAAAGTGGAAATGCTTTAACAGGGAGTTCTTTTTTACAATGCGTGCACACTTTTACGCCAAGTTCAAAATCTTGTTCAAAAACAACGTCTTCTTTTTCATTAAATAAATTTAATTGTTCGCTTATCATTAGTAGTTATCTTTTTTAAATGTTTTTGGTTTGTATGTTTCTATTTTCTTATCAAATCTAGCTACAACAAATACAGATATCTTTGTTTTACCTACACGTTTAGTTGTGCAGTTCAGATCATCTTTCAACATCTGTGATGTTCTTTGATATGGAACTCTCCAATGTTTTCTTGATAAGTAATTGTTAAAAAAGTTATCAAATACAAAATGATGAAAGCCATCTTTTGTATAAGTACCACCATTACGTAAATCTTCGTAGTCGTCTTTCTGTATTCTATTTACACAATAGTCTTCGAGATAATTATTTAAAATATCTTTTGTACTTGTACCTTCTGCAGGTTCCGTTATTTCTGCATTAGTTAATAATGCACTAGTAATTTTTTTCCAGTCACCTGTTTTAACACTAGGTGGATTTATTCTTAATTGTTTAATACATTCTTCTTGAAATAAAACTTGATTAGCTAAATGTTTTGCTGAATCTAGATATAGTCTATCACCATCAACATTTAGGTAGTAATATGGTTCTTCTAAATTAACTACTTGTAAATCTGTTAGATTTGGAAACACTGGTTCTTGACCTATACCAAATTTTCTTTTCTTACATAATTTTTTATCAC